AAGCGATCATGGACTGTGTCCGACATCTTTGCGTTGCGGCGGCGAGAGAACAGTAGATAAACGGCGATGTCGAGGGTGAGCGCCTTCACCACATCACTCGGCTGGAGCGGCGTCACATAACGACCGCGACAATACGAATCGACGCGACCGCTCGCTTCTTCGAGAACTGCGGTGACCACGTCGGCGTTCACCTCGCCGCTCTTCGTATCGTCGGTGAGCTGAACCAGTTCGCTCTCCGTCATGCGAAGAGGAACCAAATCGTCTTGTGTCGCGTATGCCATCGGAAGATTAACGTGGCGGATCGCCGCCGCCACTCAGCCTCCGGCGCAACCCGGAGTATTTGCGGTATAGCCCTTTATTCCTCGACGTGGCCCGAATCGAGCAGCGGCGCAGCTTGTTCGTCTGTGAGCTGAACCGTCGATCCACGGTCGTAGTGTTTGCCGTGATGGTGAACGGGATGTACGACTTTGTATCCCGAAGTTGTCGTCGGCGTGCTGTCGCCCTCCGATGCCGCGGGCGCCTGCGACTTCGCCCATTTGGCGAAATCGACAAAGAACGCTTTCTTTTGGTTGGCGTCCAGCGTGTCGAGAAAGTTCTGAACGTCCTCGATCGTCTCGGCCTTGTAGCCGCGCGATTTAAGGAACGCGACATGTTCAGCGGTAAATACTCTCGCCATCTAAATCATCCTCTCTTTGTCACACCGCCCGGCCCGGTCTGCTTGCGCTCGCCGAGCCGGGCGGTTTTTCATTTATAGGAATCTGTTGTAACGACTCCGTTATCCTTCCGCAGGCGGAGCTACCGTCGCGTACGTCGGGGCCGCCACGCAGTTGGAGAACACCTGGATTGTCTCCGCGCCCGTTGGCTTCATGTCGTAGTACATGTCGGTGGACATCCAGTCCTTCTTGGTGGAACGGTGCGGGTCAGGCCATTCCAGCGTTCCGTAGCCTGCGACAGTGTCAGGAGCGCTGGTCCACACAAATGTCTTCACTGGCGAGAGGTCCATCTGGCTCGACACCTGCTCGATGTGAGCGAGAACAGCCAGCACGCCCCAGGTCCAGGTCAGGCTGCTCGCTACATCCAGTTGGACCGCTTTCGCTGGCACAACCTTCACCTCGAAGAGGGTGGACAGCGCGTCATCGTTAACGATGCCGGTTGGATTGGTGTATTTCAGCCGGTCCACGATCTCCGGATGGTTTCGCAGCGCGGTGCGCACCGGCGCACTAAGGAACAAATGCGTCGGCTCGACTCCCGACTGCCGGATTACGTCTTTGTAGCCATCGACCGCTTCGATGGGCGACGAAGCATCGTTGTCCCACATCGACGCTCCGGAGAGGGCCAGATTGTTCGGGAACAGCGCTGTGTTCGCGACCATTGCGGCCAACGCGGCCTCGCGATCCAACATGATTTTGTCGATCAGCGTTTTGTTCGTCTTCATCTTCGCGTCGAAGCCCATGCCTGCGTAATACGCCTGGGTTTCAACCGGCAGCTCGGCATCGAGCGCGTGGCTGTCGCAGAAGTACTTGTCGGTCGAAGAAGTCCAGCGAATGGTTTCCGGCTTTCCGCCCGGCTTGCGAAGCGTGCGCCGATCGAGCCGCTGCGCTGCGCGGTCGAAAATCAGATATTGGAATGCCTGCCGATCGACAGGCACGCGGGGCGCGAGCACGTCGCCGATAAGCGCGTTGTTGGAATACTGCTGCGCGTAATTGCTAAGCGCAACGTTTAGGACTCCGAGTGCCGATGCAGCAGCCGACATAGCGTTTAACTCTCCTGGGCTCCCGCAATCGCCGGAGCAGATATTCAATCTAACGAAACAGTTACGACTTCCAGCCCCAATTTAGGGCTTAATGAAGCGGACCATCCGAACAGTGACCCAGTCGCCCGAAGCAGGGTTGCTGCTGATCGCCTGGGCGATCACGTTATCGCCAGTGGCGGCCACCGGAATCAGCAGGCCGTTCGCAGCAGCTTTCAGAAAGTTCCCGACTGCCACTGCCGCGCCGATCTGGGCAACCGTCTCGCCAGAGACAGCGACATCGACCGCATCGCCAATCGACAGCGTCGGCGCATCTTCGGTGGCAATCCCGAGGCAGACGCCGTTCGCGCCCGCGATAACCGCGTGAACGTCATCCGCACCCAGCACGAGAGCCAGGCCGCGCTTGATGTTCGCAACGCCCGCAATATACGTCCGGCTTTCGGGCGATCCGATCGGCCCGCACTTCTCTACCGACATCGTCATAACTTTTTCTCCCAGCCGCGCGCGGCGGCAAAATTTAAGCCCAGCCCTTTAAGCCGCAAGCGGCGCTGCGACCACATTCATGATCCGGTCGCAATCGTCGCGATGACCCCTGTGGCATGCGGCGCAGAAGTGAAAGATCGGCAGTCGCAACACGCGCGTAACGCCGTGGCCGAACTTCCTATCGCAACGCGAGCACTGCACTTTTCTCATCCCCGCCTCGCTCTAAAAATCGGGACCGCGAATCGCCGTACCTCGTTTTTCGCGGCCCCATCCCTGACTTACCTGTAAAGCGACTTAGACCGCGCCCGCCGTCATTGCCGCAGGCTCAGTCAGCTCTGGATGCTCCGATACGACCTGACTCAGCGCGTCGGAGAAGCTAATAGACTTCTCCTTCTGGCGCTTGACGGCCAGATCATTCAAGCGCACCGAGTTTTCGTCCGCGCCTACCTTGCTGCCGGGGTTTTCAGCGAAGGCGACCACCTTGCCGCCCTCGACCTTGCCGAGCGCCACACGCCCGCCAGGCACGATCTTCGGCAGGCCCTCGACGAAGCTGGCGAGCACCTCGACAGGAGCGAGCGTTTTCTTTGCCTCACCCTCGCCGAACTCGATGGTCACCGTGGACTTCGCGAGCTCGTCGAATACCTGGACGAGGCCCATTTTGTCGAAGGCCGGAATCCATCGGCCGGCCGACTTCAACCTCGCAACCGCATCCTTCGCGGCGGTCGAAATCTTGGCGGTCTTCTGGTCCTCTTCGAACTTAGTGATCTTCGCCTGCTGGGCGGTGATCGTGGTTTCCAGCGGCTTTACCGCTTCAGTTACAGCGACCTTGGCGGCGTCGGCAGCAATGCGCTTCACGTCGTCTTCGCTGAAGGACTTAACCTCAGCAGCAGTAGCTACCCTTGTGCCCTTGAGAAACTCGCCGAGGCGTTCAAAAAAACCCTTCTCGTCGAACGACATTTCTTCATCCTCCTCGAAATCGATTTCAAAGAATTCGCTTCCTTCATCGTGGAACACCGCGTCGGCCAGGCCCTTTACATCGGGCGGCTTCGCGCCCAGGAATCCGACATGCCGAAGGTGGTAGCCATCGGCCCGCTTGTAAAACGACGCCGAGCGCTTCTTGAAGCGGCCCTTCGCTACGCCATCCTCGAACGCGGGATCGACCTGCCTTGGCTTGAAGAGGAGCACTTCGCCTTCGCGCTTGAGCTGCTCGACCCAGCCGTAGGCCGGCTTGTTGCTTTCGGGATGACCGATGACGAGGGGTGCTTCGTGGAAGGACGGATCGTAACTCTTGACTATGTGGTCGATGTCCTGGACGGTGAACTTCCCCTTCGCGCCATAATCGCCGGCGCGGAAAAGTTCGAGCCACTGTTGCGAGAGCTTGCTGGCATCCGTCATCGTGGGGCATCATCGTGGATACATCTCCGTCGCTGCGGAAAAGCAAGTGAATCATGGTTAAGCTGCGAAAACTTTCGCGAATCCAGGCTGCGGAACCAGCAGCCGCGCGAGCACTGGCAATCGCGCAAGCCCTGGTTCGCTCGCATCTTTCGGTGCCTCGCTCGCCAAGATCGGCACCACTGCGCAGCGGCAATTGAATCCGTTCGGCGGATAAATTTTCATCCAAACCGGATCGTCAGCTCTTGCGGTGAACAGTTGCAGAACCTGATGCTCCGGGCGCACGCGATCGTCGCCAACCGTCCAGTACTGCCAGAACGGAAGCACCGCCTGCACCGTGGGATCGGTCATCTGTTCGTAACGCCCTAGTGAATAGGCGTTCTGCATCGCGGTCTGAAATGCGGTGTCGAGCGTGAAGGCGTTGATGTCAGCGACGCCTGCCTCGGCGGTGAGCGCGTTCGCGGCCTTCTCGAAGTCGGCTTGCGTGGCGCCCGTCGCGACGGTTTCGGCCAGGGCGTCTCGCACTTTCTGAATGAGCCGCTGATCGGCGGTGCCGGAGAGTGTGAACGCGAGCGCCTGGTACTGCGATGTCAGCCCGTCGAAGGTTTCGCGAGTGACGGGGGTGAGCGAGCGAATGTAGTCCGCCGCGCCGTCTGCCGGCAGATCGAGCGCGAAGCCAGCGGTAACGCTGTCGTTACTATCGTCGAAGTGAACGCGATGGCGGAAGCGAGAGGAACTGGCGATCTGAACCACGCGGCCGCTTTTGCGCTTCACCTCGCGCACAACTTGAGTGCGCCCGAGAATATTCACCGCAGCCAGGTGACGAGCGAGCATCGTGCCGACGCGGTGCTGGATCATGGCGTCGCGTGGAATGTAGGTCATCAGCGCGCTCGCATCTCCGATCGCGGGTAGCCCTGCTCGATATTCCGCGCCCAACAGCGATTGCACAGCTCGTCATCCTGCGCCGACGACCCTTCGACGCACTTGAAGCTCGCAGAGCAATTCCGGCAACGCAACATAATGAGTTCACCGTCATGGCTTTGCGGCATCAAGCACCTCCTTCATGCGCTCGCGGAACGCGGCTGAAGCTTCGCCCTTGAGCTGGCCGAAGACGGCGTCGAATTCCTTCAGGTCGCGTTCGAACTCCGCATGAGGTTCAGAGAACTGTGAACGCGCAGGCGGAAGAGTTGCCGTAGGCTCCGGCGTCGGTGGCCCCTGGGGAGCGAGTACTTCATCGTTGGCTTCGGGGATCGGCAGCCCATAGCGATCGGCGACATAAGTCTTC